CGATGCTGTCCTTAGCGGAACAAGCGATGCTGAATGGGATCGATTGGTCCGCCGTTTCGGTGAACGCTCGTTTACGATCTCGGACAATGCCCTTCCTGCATCGGCTGCGGAAGACGGCACCGGTAAAGGCGCTCACACCGTTGTTGCGACCGCTGTCACCGGCGGCGTCCCGCCAATCTTCGTCGGTCTCTGGGGCGGCGTTGACATGATACGGGACCCTTATTCCGACGCGGCGTCTGGTGGCCTTCGCCTGACGGGGCTCACGACGATGGACGTCACGGTCTCGCATGTTGAGCAAATCGAAATCCTGAACAACGTACAGGATCGCGCATAATGACCGCGCCGACATTGCAAACAAGGCAAGTCGCGCACGTCGAACGCGACGGCCCGCGAAAACTCGCGGGCCTCTCTGCCGTCTACGATCGCGAGACTTCCATCAATGGCTTTCGCGAGCGTATCGCCCGCGGCGCTTTTGAGCGGATGTTGAGCACGGACGCGGAAGTCCTTGCGCTTGCCGATCATGACCCGGCCAAACTCTTAGGGCGCCGTTCGGTTGGTACGCTACGGCTCTCGGACAACGGCGAAGGGCTCGGGTTCGAAATCGATCTACCCGACACAACGGCCGGCCGGGACGTACTCGCACTCGCAGAGCGCGGCGACATTGGGGGCATGTCGTTCGGGTTTTTAATCCCAAAAGGCGGTGAACGCATGGACGATAACGTCCGCGTTCTCACGGAAATCGATTTGCGGGAAATCAGTGTGGTTAGCGCATGGCCCGCTTACGACGGCACGCAAGTCGAAGCCCGAGACGTACCCGGCGGGCATCCGCAGCGCCTTATGCGCCATGCCATTTATAGCCGGTGGAGATGAACATGGCCGTCACCCTTAAAGTGGAAGAAAGTCTGCCTACCGCTTTTCCAACAATCGTCGGTACGATCGCAGAACCGCATACCGGCTTCTTCAATTCAGTTTGGCAGCGGCTAGAAGCTTGGATCGCGCACCGATGGGGCGAACGCACAACGGTTTTTACGGTCGAAGGTCCCGGCGCTTGGACGCCGCCTCTTTCGCCAACGCTTATCACGGTTGCTGAGGTCTGGACTGAAGCGCTTGATTGGCAATCCGTATCGTTAAGTCCGACGCCGTTCGGCGGATGCGATCTTGAGGAAGTCGGACCTTATCGCTTCACTGCGACAGTCGGCTCAACCGACGCACCGCCTCCAGCCGTCGCCGAAGCTTTCCGGCGGCTCGCCGGGTACATGGAAACAGCCAGCAGCAGCGGCGCTGGCGCCCTCGTTAAATCAGAAGAAATCGAAGAAATCGGCAGAGTTGAATACGGTTCGCCGAATGCGAGCGCGCGGGCAATGCAATATTCAGGCGCCGCCGACTTGCTGCGACCGTGGCGGCAGTTGGGAGTGAGCTAATGCGTTGGCCTTGGCAAAAAACGAACAATGAACAGCGTTCTAGTGCGTCTGGGTTCACCGCCGAGATTATCTCCGCGCGAGAAAGCTATATCAGCGGGCGACGCGGGATCGGCGAGCTTACAGCGTCGGTGCAGACCTGCGTTAGTTTATGGGAATGCGGCTTAGCCATTGCGGCGGTCCGCGGAACGCGTTTTCTAACAGCGTTCGACTTGTCGCTAATGGGGCGATCGCTGGCGCTTCGTGGAGAAGCGGTATTCTTCATTGCAAGCGATCGGCTTATCCCGTGTGCGGATTGGGATTTGAAAACCCGAGACGGTGAGCCGGTCGCCTATCGACTATCAATCAGCGAAGCCGGCGGAGCAGTAAGCCGAACGGCTCTTGCAGCGGAAGTCTTGCATGTACGGATCGGCGTGGACGTGGCGGCGCCGTGGACAGGCCAGGCGCCATTGCGGCGCGCCTCAATTACCGCCGGAATGCTCCACGCTATCGAAGATGCACTGCGCGATATCTACGAAAACGCGCCGATCGGTTCGCAGATCGTTCCGTTTCCTGAAAGCCCTGACACGGACAAAGAGTTTCTATCACGAGGCTTTAAGGGAAAGCATGGCCGCGTGTTACTGCGGGAAAGCGTGAACGTTAGCGCCGCTGGCGGTCCAACACCGCAAGTAGATTGGAAGCCATCGGACTTAAGCCCCGACTTAAGCCGCTCTATGACGACCGAAAGTCTTAAAGCCTCGCGCGAAGCGATTTATTCTTGCTTTGGGGTTTTACCGAGCTTCGTTAACGCCAGCGCTACTGGCCCGGTTGTTCGCGAAGGGCAACGCCATCTCGCACAATGGACTTTAGCACCGATAGCTAAGCTTATAAGCGAGGAAGCGAGCCTTAAGCTCGGCGGCGATGTCCGCTTAGACGTTATGCAGCCGCTACAAGCTTACGACGCTGGCGGAAGGGCGCGCGCCTTCGCCGGGATCATCAAAGCGCTTGGCGAGGCGAAGAATAACGACATCAACGCCAACGAAGTCGCCAACGCTCTGGCGCTTGTCGATTGGGAAGCGGATTAAGTTCCCCGCCGCGTGGGTGAATGGGTGTTTTTTCGAGCCCATTCTGTATCGCGGGCTGGCTTTAGTCGGGCAGTCGCCAGCGCAACAAAGTAACCCCGACAGCCTTTAGCCGGTGCTCCTATTTCCGGCGTGAAAGGCGCCCCAAAGCCCGCGTCTGGGCAAGTACCCTCGCCGGTTCAATGGATCGGCGGGGGTTTTAATCAAGAAAAAGTGGGTCAGCGAGCTCAAATTTTCCGGGCATGTCCCAATGGATGATCGAATTAATCACTATAGATTTCCACAATAAGACCGTGACTAATTCAGCATGCAAGCCGCGCTCCTCAAGCTGTCCATGATTTATGATTAATCCATCGCCCAGGTAATGTAGTTGCCCACTGCTAAAAAGCTGCCCTTTCTCGACCGCGAATTCCTCCATTCCAACCATTCGCTGAAGAACTTTAGCATTCGCAGGTGCAGGAGCATCGTTAATCTTATATGAGATACAACGAATGATCTTCGATATAACGGCATGCAGGCGGTCAGGATCAAACTGCACTAACATTCGTGCGGGATCATGATTTGTAAGCCCCCGTTTGGCGGCCTTTAACATTTCTTGTGATGCCTGCGCGACTGGCACTGTTGAGGCCATAAATTTTCGATGTACAGCCTCTCGAATTTTCTTATCTTTCGGATTGCGCCCGGCGGACGACTTCATGCCTTTGAATGCTCGGTTCCAAATGCCGGCAGCCGCAGGCTCGTCGGGATCAGTAACAGCCGCAAGTTTGCGGAATACGTATTCTTCGTTAGCCGATAAAGAACTGTTGCATTTGCGATGGCTCGGAACTGTCCACCGTTCCAAATCAGACGGCGTTGTGTCTGGATACCAACTATTGGGAATGACGTGTTCTCGCGATGCGGCCATGTCGGGGCTCGCCGGAGAACTTTCAATTATCTCCCCACAAATCGCACAACGGTTCATTTCACGCACTGTACTTTTTTGGAAATTTGCCGCGCTCTTGTATCAGCCAACCAAGGTTGGTTAGGCGATATCCAATCGGATACCCCCTCGACGGCCACGGCTCATCGCAGCTTCCTCTTTCTGCAAGGCCAAGAGACACAAGTTCATCTGCTGTTTTTTCCCCCACTCCCGGGCGGTTAGCGAGCGGTTCGAATGAAGTAAGCGCGTTTGCAAGCTTTGCCATTGCATTCATCTGGCGCCCGTCAACGCGGGCATTCTCATAGAATATTTTTTCTTTTTCAGTAATGTTGTGCACAATTCTATTTCCATTTTTCTTCGACTGTATTTCATAGCTAATTCGTCGGATGAACGTAAAGATTAACCTCTTGGCTTGACCGTGGAATGGAATACATGATAATAGCGTGTATTGAAATCCACGGAGGCACTTATGGACGATAGCGCCGCGCTATTTTCGCCCGCAGAGGCTGAAAGCTATACAGGTTACTCCCCCGATTTTATGCGGGAGCTACGCCGACGCAAGATTGGCGTGAAGTTTGGGCTGCGCCAACCAAACGGCCACTTTGCTTATTCGATTAGGGATATTGTGGGACTAACGATCGCCCGCGAACTCGCCAAACTGGGTTTTCAGCAAGATAGAGCCTTCGAAATTGGACATGGTGCCGCAACCACCGTGATCGACTATTATCTTGATCCAGACGCTGGCGCTAAGCACGGTTGCGTGCCCTTTTCCTTGGATAAAGTCGTGCTTTGGCCTGCTTTAGGAAAGGAAGAAACAGCACGATTGATCTCCGAACATGACGATCCGGTCTGCTTATTTCCAATCCGGTCACTCGCTAATTTGTTGCCCGAAAACGTCCGATCATTGATCTTACCAGCGGATGAATAAGCGATGACTGCGACCGCACCCCTTGATCGCTTTTTTGCACTAGGCTTGTCGCGCCTAGATGCTGCGAAGTTCGTCGGCGTTTCGCCAACGACTTTTGACGGCCTAGTTGCAGAAGGTGTCATGCCAGCGCCCCGACGCATCCGCAGCCGAAAATTGTGGGACCGTCGAGAGCTAGAAGCGGCCTTTGACGACTTACCCCGCGATGGTCGCGAGACAAGCGAAACTAACCCTTGGGACACCTACGCGGCATGAAGCAAAAGCGCTATCCATACGTTCAAAGCTACCGTGATAATCGCGGAAAGATGCGCCACTATTTTCGGCGCAAGGGCGTACGTACGGCACTTCCCGGCACTCCGGGATCGGATGAGTTTGATACGGCTTACGCAACTGCTTTGGCCGGTGAGACGACACAGCGAAGTCTAGGACCGAAACCAAAGAAAGGGACGTTGGCAGCCCTCGCTGCGGAATATTACCGCTCGCCTGACTTTTGCGGCTTAAAGCCGATTACGCAGCGCACTTACCGCAGCGTTATCGAACCGCTTCGCGAGAAACACGGCGATAAGCCGGTAGAATTGCTCGAACGCCGACACATAAAAGCGTTAATGGCCGAATGCTCTGGCCCCGGCGCCGCGAACAAGCTGTTACGATACTTCCGGCTATTGCTTGAATACGCCGTAGAGCTCGAATGGATCTCATCAAACCCTGCGCGCGGGATCAAGAAAATGAAGGTCAGCGGCGATGGCTTTGCCGAATGGCCCGAGGAGCTTATCGAGCAGTTCCAAGCCCACTGGCAAATCGGTTCCAAGCAGCGTCTCGCCTTTGACTTGCTATTATATACCGGCCAACGCCGCAGCGACGTTGTGGGAATGATGCGCAGTCATATTCGCGATGGCGCAATCCGCGTGGTTCAACAGAAAACAGGCACGCCGCTTTGGCTACCGATCCACGCAGACCTTGCGGCAAGCATCAACGCATCGGACGCGAGCGGGTTAGCGTTTCTTCAAACCGAATACGCTCGGCCCTTCACCGCCGCCGGTTTCGGAAACTGGTTCCGTACCCAATGCGACGCAGCGGGCATTCCCAAAGGCTACTCTGCGCATGGACTGCGGAAAGCGGCCGGTCGTCGTCTCGCCGATGCCGGCGCGACTGGGCACCAAATCATGGCTGTCCTAGGTCACAAGAGCTTGTCTGAAGCCGAGCGTTACACGCGCGGCGCCGATCAAAAACGAAACGCTGTTGCAGCTTTCGAAAAGATCAGCTTGCGAACGGAAATCGAACACAAATTGTCTAGCACCCCTGCACGTGTGTCTAGCAAAGGGGTTAAGTAACTGAAATGACGAAAAAACTTTCAGCACGTGGTGGGCCCGGAGGGATTCGAACCCCCGACCTAGCGGTTATGAGCCGCCAGCTCTAACCAACTGAGCTACAGGCCCTCGCCGGGCCAAAACGCCCGAACAGGAGCGCCCCCATAGCAGCAAT